TAATTTTAACTCATATTGATAGAATTCTATTTCTGCCATTCTGAATGCTAAATCACCTACATCAGTTAAACGTAGTCCATCTTGGCGCCCAGTCATCCACCACTTGAATAGTAGCTTATCTACTGGGATAGTTTTATCTTGTTTTAGGGAATCAGGAAGTTGAGCCAATACAACTTCTGTAATAGTTTCTTTAAGGGTCTTACGTTTACTCATCTGGGTAGACAACTCTACCTGAATTCATAAACACTACTGTAAACTTATCTGTTTTAAATTGTAGGTTTAGTTTACGGCACAAATTACGTGCGTGTCCTGGATTACTAAAACTAGTTTTTTTATACTTAGGTGTCGCTTCGCTATCTAAATAATGCTGACTTTTTAGATTAATAGGTTGACCCTCATAGAACACAGCCCATATGCCAGAAGCTTCTACAATCTGGTCACATTTGTATGTTACTTTGTCTACTAGTTCAATTAAGACTTTAGGTTGTGTCCTAGACATTAAAATCTACCACCGTTTAATTCTATTTGAAATACAGGTTCTGCTACAACCTTATTTTGTGATAACTCATAGTTATCAATAATTAATTTACTCAATTCATCACGCAATACCCGAGCCTCACTGATAGGAATTACAACATCTTTTCCCTGTCTAGTCTCCATCATGGATACTTTGTCTATAAATCGTTTTATATGTAACATCAACTATTTATCGTTTTTTTAGCCTCAATTTCAGTTTTATAAGGTCCTTGATAAGGATAACGCTGAATAAAGATATATTTAGGGCAAAAAACTGTTTCTTTCTCACTACCCTGTTGAATTACAAACCAACCGGCTGCATGATAGCATTTACTTTTGGGCCCTGTAGTAAACAAATGTAATTTACGTTTGATATCTAACATGCTATTAAAGACTTTTCCTGTTGTAGGGTATACCTTAAAGGGCAAGTCATGTGTAGTTTTATCTACTTTTTGTACAGTTTCAAATTCAATATTTGTCTTACGTTTGATGGCTGAAGTGTTTTTGTAATGGCTTTTATTACCATGTAATTTTACTTCAAATCCTGAACCGTCAGCTAATACGTTACCTACTTTTTCTTCACCATTAGTAACTATCCAAAATTGATTTTTAACTACGGGTTTTGCAATTAGTGTTTTTGTCATATGTGTTTCCTCTGTGTAAGTATACTATGTTTAAATGTACATGTCAACCTTTGTACCAAGATTATATAGATATTGGTACTCTTGGTATTCTCGGGTAAGTTTTAGTGATTCATACCGTTTAATTTCTTCAACATGTTGTTGGAAATCTCTGTCTTGGTCCAAACGTCTAGTTGATTGTGCTGTTACTATCTTTTCTTTTTCTATATCTTTAGCCGTAGCAATATCTCGGACTTTTGACAATTCCATAGCATCCTTTAACATATTATACCGTAAGGTATAATTAAGCAAGGGAGTAGGAGTAGATATTTTATTCATTCAATTCCAAAATGTTTTGTAATTGCTTTCTTTGCTTCTACAATACTACATGCATGTTGTGATTGGTCAAATGTAGTATGTACATGCGATTTCCCAGCACTATCAAGTGCTAATACACATTCATCAATTAATAATTGTGCCAGTAACCCTACTGCAAATCCATCATCATTAATACATTTTTCTGCAAGTTCCTTAAGTTTTTCGTTATCCATATTCATCCTTATTTAAATAATTTTACATCCTTGTGTTTAACGATTAAAACACGATGTATTACATCTTTATATTTAATGGGTAAATCTAGGTGCACACTAATACGTGGTCCTTCAACCTCATTAATTAGTGTGTCATTACCCACAGTACCAACGAATGGAATTTTATTCCATTTTCCTATAACACGATCACCGATATTATATTTACCAGAGTATCGGTTTGCTTTGAAATATTCTGCTAAACTTGCCATTATAGCATAAACTGTTTTAATAAATTACTTGCCAAAGACAAGTCCTCTACTAGTGGTTCATCTAGCATTTTACGATATTCTACAATGATTTCCATAGCATACGCCTGATCCTCATCATCCAATGAGTACCACCACTTATGCAATTCTTCTGGTGTTTTGTTTAAAATGTATTGTAAGTTGTTGTAATCTCTATTCATTTTATTCTCCTAGTTTTTCCCAAATGTATTCAGATTCTTTCATATATGCTACTGGTTTAAGCCAGCCACTACTAATACATTTTTCAATAATTAACATATATTCTTTTGGACAATCTTTTGTGATTTCCATTGCGGCACGTGTAGCAATAGTTATACCATCCTCAATAATGAAGTCAGGATCTTTATTATGTATCTTTCTAATTGTCTTTTCAGGAATAGTAAAGGTCATACTTCAACACTAAAATGTTTAATGATTATATTTAGTGCATTGATAGCTGCCATATTACCGGTAACATCCTCAGGGTGTAACCAAACACCATTTGGATTATCTTCTGTCTGCGGGTTCTTACGCCACGCAGTTAACTCTTTTGTGAGATAACTCTTGTATTCTTTTAAATTCAGCAAGGTAATACGATCCGCTGTCTCACTGTCAATTGTAATAGGTCCAATACGTTTGGTCATAATTTTTGGTCAGTCAATGTTGTAAAAAAGGTTTTAACTTTGGTATCATTATCCCATGATACTGTATAATCATTGTCCTTATCAGATAAAGCTAATGCCTCATCATACGTAACTACACGATGACTGACAATCTGTTCGCCAAGGTACTCCTGGCTGAATTCCTTTGCCTCTTGCATTGTTACTGCATCTAACGCCCACAATGTTTTATCTTTACCATAGTTGTCAACACCCACGGGCACTTCAACCATATAACGATTTCTAAATGTACTAACACAATCTACAAGAACCCATTGTGTTTCTTCTTTGTTACTCATACTAAACTTCCCTTATAAGGATTGTTTAACCATTTTGCATATGTATCAGCTTGTTCACTAATCTTAGTCAACTCGTATTTACCACAAAATTTCATAAAATGAATGCCAACTTGAGGAGTAACAGTTGTACGAACACCTTCACGAATGTTCGTATCTACTGATAATTTAACATCATCTGGCTGACAAGTCAAATCAATCAATACCCGATTACGTTCATAATCATCACGTACACGATGTTCTACTTCATTGTGGTCAGACCAGCGTTGCAACATCATGTTGTTCCACGAATAGCCTTGTTTATTGCGGTCAGCATAAGCTTCCATCAATCCAACTTTGTTTTTGCTACCTTTACTACGCACACCTGGATAAGCACTGAATACGTTATCTGTAGCGTCGCCACGCATACATTTTTCGAAGAGGATAAATTGTGGATCACCTAACAGTTTTGGTTCACTTGTTTTCTTATCCTTAACAAGTTTACCCTTGTCATCAAAATAACCATCTAGTGTAATTAATTGATTAGTAATTCCATTGTACTGTTTTACATTTTCTGTAATCAGTTGGATGTAATCACTATCGCTACTGATAATAAAATGTTCATCTTCTGGATGCAAGTGAATGAATCGGGCAATCAAGTCATCGGCTTCTGCCTTAGGATCACGTAATACACTTACATTAGTTTTCTCTCGTAAGAAGGTTGTGAACTTTTCATAGGTGTCCCAGAACATTTCATTTTCTTCTTTTTCAGCTTGTGTTTGTGCTTGCGTATCCACAACACGATTTTTCTTATACGGCTCGTAATAGTCCTTACGCCAGCTTCTACCCTCTAAACAGAACACCACGTGGTCAATACCAAATTTGCGAACTATTTGATTACACGATGCTAGTGTAAGATGTAGTGCCATTCCGATCTTTTCCCATGTATCACTGTTGCGTGATGCAATGTGACGGGCACGGAAGAATGTGTTTGCTGTATCAATAAGTGCGTACTTCATGTGAATCTATTAAAAGTTGATATTCATCAGTATACACTATTTGTGTATTATTGTCAACTGTTAAGATAGGACTAATTACCCCTTCCCATGAACAGCGATACTTATCCCATATTTCACCAATAGGCCTAAAGTTCTCAAAGGTAATTTTTAAAGGACTATTAGGATTTCGGGTAGAATAAAACTCATATGGAATTAACATAAAGAATAATCTACGTGACTCGACGCCGGGCGCAATCATACAAACTCTTAGTGTTCCTGTTTTATTTTCTATGCCAATAGATGCTTGATATGCACCGGACTCGTATCGTACAGCACTGGCAAATTTAGCATCCGTGCCGTCTGAAAAATCCTTATGCCACGCATTATGCAGTAACCTAATAGTATGTGGCATATGTTTAGCCAACACACATTCCCAAAATGCACCTTTATTGTTATTATCTTTTACAATTTCCCTAATCATAAAGGATCTGACTGATTCAGTCTCACTTTCATGTAAATTATTAACTAACTCATGTAAAAATTGAGGATCAAATTTATCAGATTTTTGAAGTTGTTCGGGTAATTCAATTGGTTCAATGTAATCTATATATTCAAACATATCATTCATAATTAACTTACCTCTGTTCTACCGTTACCTAAATCTTTTGTACGAATAACTCTTGCATCACGGCTTTCTGTACGGTTCTCCGGATCAGCTACCTGCTGTTCATACATCTCTAATGCTACATTGCGACATACTGTCTGAAACCATCTATCAACTATGATTACATCTGTATCATCTTCACGTTGCCTATAACCTGCTTTGATAAGATTTAATACAAACTTATCATTGAAATCTAAATCAAATGCACCATCATTGATGTTCTCAGGATTGATTTCTACTTTAGTAATAGCAATATAGGGTTCACCTGCCGCCGTTGCTTTTTCTTTTTCAGTAAGTTCAGTCTTAGCTTTAACTTGTTTAGGAGTAGGCTTAGGAAGCTCTTTCCTAGCAATAGGCGTATCCTCTTGCTTTTTAAATAAGTTTTTTAGTTTTTCAAACATTTGTATCTTTCTAGTAATTTAAAGCTGGCAAGATTCTTTGCCTTCGATTCACACATCATATCAAAATTATCAATAAATGTCAATGCCCAATCATTCACCGCTTCGTTCCAATAGTAATCACTATGTGCCCGAAGTTTCTGTTTACTATATCCTGCTTCAATCAACGCATCATGGGCGGGACGTTCGTGTCGGGAGTGTTCAACAAGACAATCTTCACGGCTGACGGAGTAATGTAAAGTAGGCCTGACACCGCGCCAGCTATCCCTAACCATTTTAACCCGATCATCAGTCGATTGAATATATTCTCCCGTTTTAATCCAATGATGGTGAATGTCCATGACCGTAGGGACGAGGTCAGATAACGATAAGCAGTCAAGTAATCCATGTGTGTATTCTTCATTTTCTAGTGTTAGTGTGTTTCGTGCCTCGGGGCTGAGTCTACCATAAACATCTCTGATACCCTGAGGACCTTTTCTACCAGAGATATGTACATTGATTTTGATATCTTGAAATTGTTGACCATAACCCATCCAACGAGCCATGTCACAATGATATTCAAATTCTTCTATACTCTTATTTACTACTTCTTCACGGTCACTTGCTAAAACAACAAATTGGTCAGGGTGAAAACTTAGTCTAACATCATTTGCCCTAGCAGTTTCACCAATGGGTGCAAACCATCGTTGTAAACTATTTTGTACATCGGTTGATTGCCAAAATTCTTTGTATCCATCCATAGTATAAAAACTAAGCATATCGCTAGTAAGACGAACCATACGCAATTCGGGTTCTAATGTAGCTACACGCTTAACCAGTGCGTGAGTATTCATAATATTGCGTTTAGCAACATCCATAATCTTTTCTTCTACTACACTACGATTATTACGCTTTGCCCAAGCTTGTGTAGTTCCACCCGTATTAAGACCTTCGGCTGAAACAATTTCACCTTTTTTATTGATTTCTGCCCATTTACAAGCAAAACCAATGCGTTTAATGTTAGTGTCAAAAGAGTGCATAGAAGTCCAAAGTGATAAATAATAATAT